CCACTCGCCACAACACAGGATGCGTGGCCCATTGAACACCTCTTGCATGCCTTTGTCCCACAATAAGCTCAGGGCTGCCTTACGGTTCAAGGCGCGTGCCTTCTCTCGGGTAATCAGGGCAGTGAAATCAGTCAGCATCGTCGTCTCCTAGCCAGCTCTCGCCATCAAATTGTGCTATATCACTCATGGTTAGCCCTTCAATAGCGCCTTCGCGTACCAAAGATCCTAGGACAATATACATAACATCTTCTAGCTTGCGTAGCTTATATCTTAGCCAACCCATACAAACCATCAGGACAACATTTGCCACTATCAAAGATACCATCAAGCATAGACCCCCTTATTGCAGCGTAACTACATACCATACATAGAATTATACCTAAAAGAACTATGCTGTCAAGGAACTCTTGGTATAAAAAATACTAGTACATCTGGGGTACACTGTACTCCCCTGTCGCGGGCGGTTGCCCTGCCATAATCTCGGCGTATTTCCTGGCAGCGGAGCGCAGGTCGTCGGCCAGTTGGGGCCGCTCATCTTGGTACGTATTAGCCCATGCGTAGCACTGCTCACCGCATTGCTCCATGTTCAACCGATCATGCCATTGATGCTGCTTGTCCATCCAGCGTCCCATGGCACGCTCAGCCAGTACCACCATGAGACGCCCATAGGTGGCGTCGTCTTCGCCGCGCAAGGGGTTGTCGCCTTGTTCCGCCGCCGCATTCTTGAGGAGCTGGAGGTAGTCAGCGGTGCCTGACTTGTCGCGGATCGTTTTGCGCTTATCGTCCTGCACCAGCTCGATCTGCTCAAGGAGTTCGTCGAGACTTGGGGCCTTAAATGTGTGGTGCCACGCCCAGCGCTCGACGCCCTCCTTGGCGATGTCCAGGTCCAGGTGCTTGAGGCGCCCATACCACAGGCGCAGCATGGCGGTGTTGGGCCGGGGAAACTTGTCTTCGTACAGCTCGTTGAGATACACGGTGAGTAAGCGGAGTTCTTCAGCATCCATGGTTAACCCTCCAGGGCGGCTTTGAGTTCTTCAGGGGTCATGTCTTCAGGGCGCTTGGCGCGAGATGCGGTCGCTGGTTTCAGACGCTTGTGGTCGGCTTCGTATTCAATCCAGTTACGGAAGGTGAGATCCCAGTCCCTCTTCGGCGAACGATAGACGTGGTTCTTCATAGAGGCGAGTAAACCCTCAAGGTTCAGGGTGGGGTAGGTAGCCTGTGCCCACTCCCTGGTTTTCTCACTGGGCTGAAAGTCCTCTGGACATATTTTTGCGGGTTTCCCCCGGCGGGGGGAACCTATAAGGGGGGGATTGGTTTTAGGTTCTTCTGACGGTTCTAATGATGGTTCGGGTGCACTGGGCTGCACCTTTTCGGCGCTGGAGTGCACCTTTTCGGCGCTGGAGTGCACCTTTTTTTCGGGTAATGGTGCAGCGGACTGCACCTTTTGAGAAAAGGTGAACTCGGCTGCACCTTTTATGGTGTAGAGCGAGGTATGGTTGCGCCCAACGGCATGGTCAACCACTAACTCACCGGATTCCTCAAGATCGCGAATGATGTATTGTGCTTGGCGTTCCCCTACGCGACAGCGATGCGCTAAGCGCTTAATGCTCGGCCAGGCTTCCCCCTGATCATTGGCATGGTCGGCAATTGTGAGGAGCATCAAGAGATGCGTCCCTTTCTGTGGGCTATGATCCCAGATGTACGACATGATCTTGATGCTCATGGCAGGCTCCTTAATCGAGCAGTTCGTGTTGGCGCAGGAGTGCAATGATGGGCTCGACGTGTTCCAGCGGCATATTGAGAATGTCCGCCAGGTCGCTTTCCTGTAAAAAGCACTCCCCGTGCGTATGACTCCAGCGCTTGATGAGGACGTAGACCGCCAGGTGGTCACGCCCGAATTCATTAAAAAGCAAATCCACCGTCTCTTTGTAGAGACGAAACGTCTCTTCGCGATGGCGGGCGAGGCTGCGCACGTTGTCCTGTGTCATCCCTCGTCCTCCTCTTCGTGTTCTGGGAGTGGGGTGAGCCCGGCGCGGCGGCGCATGTTCCGTATTGCCGTGCGCTTTTTCTCTTCAGGCGTTGGGAAGTGTTTGCGGCGCTTACTGGGCGGGGCCAGTAAGTTTTCTTCGGCGAGGAGCGTCCACCATTCCTCAATCCCGAGCGCTTGCGCCATGCGCCAGATTTCATCGACGTAGACGCGCGGGCGTCGTCCACGCTCTAACAGGGATATCTGCGAAAACACCATATTCGCCTCGGCGGCGAGGGCTTGTTGCGAGATGCCGCGCTCTATGCGCGCCATGGCTAGCGGGTGGATCTTGCGTGGTCTCAGGTCTGGTTCCATGTCCTAGTTCTCCTAGTTTTTTCAGTTGGCGCCTTCTTCAAAAGCGTGTATGATAATAGTATAACGAGAAGTAAGGGCTGTCAATACTACAGGAGAGATTAAGCGAAATGGAAACAAGCCTAATTGCCCAATCAGAGTTCAAAAAAGACTATAGCGGCATGACGACCATGGAACTGGGGCAGGTCCTGGCGAAATCAGGGTATTTTGCCGATGCCAGGGATGCGGCTCAGGCCGTCGTGAAAGTGTTGGCTGGCCGCGAACTGGGTATGGGGCCGGTCGCCAGCATGACGGGTATTTATATCGTCAAAGGGCGCGTCACCTTGAGTGCAAATGTCATGGCGGCGCAAATTAAGAGGAGCGGGCGGTATAACTACCGCGTGATACAGCTTGACGATACGCTGTGCGAAATTGCCTTTTTTGAGGGGAAGGACCAGGTGGGTGTGTCATCGATGACGATGGCGCAGGCGAAAGAGGCGAATCTCAATAAGGACTGGGATAAAGACAGTAAATCATGGAAGGAAAAAGCGACGTGGAAAAACTTTCCACGCAACATGTTGTTTGCCCGCGCCATGTCGAATGGTGCTAAGTGGTATTGCCCAGACGTGTTTAGCGGCCCGGTGTATACCCCAGATGAATTAGAAGGCGGCGACGAACCCGAGGTGATTGATGTCGTCGACGAAACGCCGCGCGTGGTGCAGGTGACACGCCAGGAGCCAGACCGCACGGCGACACTGTTGCACGATATTGACGAGGTGTTAGCCAAACAAGGGCTCGACACGCAACAGCGCATTGACTACAAGGCGCGCTTACGTGAGCGCCATGGGCAGTCCCTCACCGAGGCCATCTTAAAAGCGACACTCGCGAAGCTGGAAAATGCTGCCCAGAAAAAAGCCCTCCAGAAGACCGTAGAAGAGGTTTTTGATGCGAGCCCGACTGCGAGTACCCCCCACGAATCAAAATCGATTGTAGGCGATCCTGGAGCGAAAAACGGCCTATCGCTGTGGCGTGAGGCGTTGACGAAAAATCTGCACGCGTTTCAGGACCTGGCTTTCGACGATGACACGCTCGAAGCGACGGAATTGGCGAACCGTGTTGATCGCGCTCTCGGCGAGACGCTGATTCCTGATGGTGAGGGGCATGCTGTAGTCGAAGATGTGTTAAGATATATAGAACGGCATAGTTCTAAAAAATCTACGTAGGGGCGCCCCATGGCGAAGACAGACGCACTCGACTTTATGAACGAATTGGATGCCTGGTCTACCGTGGACATGCAGCGCACCGTCGCCAAAATGATGCGCGGCGTTGAGAATATCATGGGCGCGGTGATTCGTGCCTCGGAAACCGATATCGATGATAAGGGCGCACGGCGGATTAAGGATCTCTCGGGCGCCCTGAAGTCGATTGCCGATTCGGTGGAGCGTTACACGGGGATCTATCAGTGGTGCATTTCGCAGGGNCAGACGGGCGCGCATGCGACGGCGCTCGAAGATGTGTTGCCGCTCCTGAGTATTGATGAGACGTATCAGCTCAATGAGTGGATGCGGCGCCTGGAGATGGCGAACAATACGAGGCAGGTATGAGTTTAGCTATCCCTGGCCATATTCAGAGTACTCCATGGTCTGGTGTCTACCCGGGTGACGGCGTGCCTGGGATGACGCCAGACGGCTGGATTGAGGCGTTTTGCGCGCTGTATGTCGATACGGGGCGATGCGCTGAGGACTGGGAAGCGTGGCGCATCGCCCGCCTCGGCACCAACGAAGAACAGTTCCGCGATCTGGTCGAGCGCATGCACGCCCCTCCTGATGCGAGCGTGGCATGATGTCCCCAAGGCCTAACCAGCCCAGTGCGACGGCTTTGACTTCGGTCGGTACAGGGGCATCCTGCTTATGACGCACAGCATTTACGTCAGGCGCGGGCTCAGCCCCGCCCAGCAAACAGCCTGGAGCCTGTACGCGCGTGATCCGCATAGTTTTGTGTTTGGCGTGGGCGAGGATCGCGTCCTCAAGACCAAAGACGAGCACCGGAGTGATGCGCCCGAGCAGTACTTTCCCGATCTCCCCTATCTGCGGGCGATGTTTGATTGCCTTCTCGTTTCTGGGCACTTCCTGGCGCCAGAACAGGCCCGCCATGCCCTGGCGTGGGGTATCCCCGTGACGCACCTCGCCCAGATGGAAGAGACGGGCATGGTGTTTATTGAGAAGTCGCGGCAGATCATGGCCTCCTGGTTGTGCTGTGCGTACCTCCTCTGGCGCGCGAAGTTCCATGCTCACCAACTCTTAGTGGTACAAAGCAAGAAAGAGGAAGACGCAGCCAAATTTGTCTATGAAAAAGAGCCGCAACAGGCGCGTATCTCCTTTATGGAGTCGCGGTTGCCTGAGTGGCTCCAGGACGGGTTGTTTGTGTCGCAGAAGACGGTGCGCAGTGTCCTCACCGCCAACACGCGCCAGCAGCGCTGTGGGTATGGCCATCTCTATTTCCCCAATGGCTCCCATCTCTGGGCGGTACCCCAAGGCGGGGATGTGATCAGGTCGAATACGCCTTCTTGCCTCTTTAGTGACGAATGCGCCTTTCAGCCCGAATTCGGGTTGGCGTATCAAGCGGCGCTCCCGGCGTTGCGTGGCGGTGGGCAAGGCATCTTTATCAGCTCGGCAGAAGTGGGCGAGTTCGCCGCGCTGGTCGAAGCAGAGGTTGATGTCAATGGCGCACGATAGCCTGACTTCGCGCGTAACGGCTGGTGGCATCCCCGTACTGCGGGTCCATTACTCGGCTGACCCGCACAAAGATCCTGAAACGCCAGAGGGTGCGCGGTGGGTCGCGCGCGCAGCCCAGGGCTACCCGATGGGGCAAGCCGATCCAGCCTGGCTGAAAGAGATGGAAATCCAGTATGGCGCCATGGGCGGGCAGGTGTTGTTTGCCCTGTGGGAGCTCTACAAACAGCATGTTGTTATCCCCGCGTTCGATGTGAATCACTACCCCCATGTGCGGCTCTATGGGACGTATGACCATGGCTGGCGCCATAAGATGGCGTACCAGGTGCATGCCGTGGTGCCCGATGGGCGCAAGTTTACCATCTGGGAATTTGCTGCCGATAAAGTCCCTGTACGCGCCATTGCGGAAGTCATCAAGGGGCATGATGTGCGCCTGACGACCGATGGGCGCACCTTCCAGGGCAATCCCTACGCGGGGCGTGAAGTCGTCAAATGGGCTGATCCCAGTATTTTTGCCAAGACGGGGGCGTTGTCGGATCAGCCCTTCCACAGCATCGGCGACATGTTTCGCGAGAAATACGGTGTCGCCTTTCTCCCTGGCAAGAAGGGCGGCGAGCTGACGGTCGCGGAATGGCTCATTGGGGATTTGTGGAATGATCCCGAGCGCCCGAAATACCAGATTTTTGAGTGTTGCAAACAGCTCATCTGGGAATTGCCACGGCTGAAGTACAAACAGATCAGTGCGGTACAGGCGCGCGTCAAGGATCAGCCTGAACAGCTGGTCGATAAAGACAATGATGCCTGGGACGCGCTGTGTTATTTCTTGCGGCAATTCCCCAGCGTGACGGCTCCCACACCCCCACGCAATTTGCATGGCACCTTCGCGTGGGCGCAGAAGCGCTTACAGCGTAAACCCCTTAAAAATAGTTATGCGAGGCTCTAGATGCCGAGAAAAAAGAAGACGGCACCGGCAACCCCTGGAGGGGGAAGCGACGGACACAAAGACATGAAGCGGTGGCAGGTGCGCGTCGAACAGGCGAAGCGGGTGCGGAGCGACTGGGAACGGCGCTACCAGGTCGAGACGTGCGAGCGCTTTTTTCTGGGGAACCACCATGACTACGGCGCCCTGCATCCCTGGTTTGATGTCCAGGAGAATGAGCCGACGTTCAATTACATCTGGGCCACGATCCTGGAAAAGATGCCCGCGATTTACTACCAGAATCCCACCTTCAATGTCACGGCGACGCAGCCGGCCTTGACGCCTATGGCCGAGCAAGCCGCCGCACTGGAAGAGGCCCTGCTCAGGACGATTGCCGACGAAGAGCAGCACCTGAAGATGGCTGGGCAACTTGCGACACTCCAGAACTTCTTCCGTATTGGCGTCATGAAGGTGGTCTATGATCCACGTCTCGAACCGAATCCGCAAGCCGGCGAGGTGATCTACGCGAAAGCGCCCGATGGGACGTTGATTCTGGATGCGCAGACCCAACAGCCGGTCGCAGTTCTGGGGCCTGATGGCCAGCCAGCGACGGAGCCTGACCGTGTGCTCTCTGATGAAATGTACCGCTGGCGGTGGGTCGATGCGGCCTGCATGCTCCTGCCGGACCAGGGGCCGGATCCATCGCGCTGGACATGGATTGGGGAAGAAGTCTTTGTACCACTCGAAGTGGCTCGCGAAGACGTGCGCTTCAAGAAAAGCGTCCGCGAGCAGCTGGTCGCCAATGCCAATCATGGCGGGTTGCGTCCGAGTGAGCGTGGCGGGGCGTACAATACTCAGCTCGGGCTCTCGCATGAACACGAAGAGTTTTTCTGCTATTACGAGTGTTGGGATATTTGGAACAAAAAGTATTACATCTGGGCCGATGGCCAGCAACTGGGCGATGAATTCCTCGTAGAAGACGACTTCCCGGCTGGTATCGACAAACACCCCTATTGCCTGGCGCTGGGCTTCAATACGCCCATTTTAGGGCCGCAACCATGCCCCTGGCCTGTCCCGCCTGTCTTCCAATGGCTGGGCGTCCAGCGTGAGTACAATACGCGACGCAAACAGATTACGCAGGGGGCGGGGCGTAGTGCGCGCAAGGTGTACTATGAGGACGCGACGTTCATGGACGAGGACGAGGCGCTCAAGGCGCTCCAGTCCAGCGAGGACCTGTTGGGCGTCAAAGTGACCAACCTTGAGCGTGTCCCCGTGACAGTGGCTGACCCACCGCTTTCCACGGATGTCCTGCAAGATATTGCGCTTTTGCAAAACGACTTTCGCGCCCTTGCTGGGGTCACCGCGTCGAGTTTGCAGGCCGCGCAGGCGGGACAAAGCCCGACGGAAGCTGGGATAGCCCAGCGCTTTGCCACGCAGCGTGATTTGCTCATGCGTGACGCGATTACCGACATGATGCAGCAGGCCGGTCAGAAGATGAGCCAGCGTCTGAAAGCGACGCTGACCCTTGACAAGCTCGTTAAAATTCGCCAGCTCACGGAAGAAGAGCTCCAGGGCGTTCTCGTCAAGCTGTATGGTCCGCAGATCCAGGGGGCCATGCAAACCATGCCCGCCCTGAAACAATCGCTGACGGAGCGCTTCGGGCAGGTCTCCTGGCAGAAAGCGACCCGCGAGGCGATTACGTTTGAAAGTCGCGTCAGCATTGTGCCTGGTTCGATGCGTGCGCGCACAACCGAAGTTGAGCGGCAACAGCTCATGTCGTTCCTGGGTGTCCTGGGACAGGCGCCACAGTTAGCGCTGAGCCGCGAGCTGTTGGGCGTGGTCGCCAGGGCTTTTGAGATCGAGTCTGAACCACTGATTGAAGAGTTAAATGCCCTGGCGCATCAGATGGTCGAGGTGAACGCGCGGCAGGCGGGGCGCTATCAGGGTGGCGACAACCCGCAGAGCCAGAGCCCGCAGAATACGCCCGCGATGAATGGCGGGGCGCCGCCACAGG